GGTGGCGTAGGCAGCGCCGCTGAAACGGTCGCGCGAATTGCGCTCGATGAGGGAGCCGATGATCAGCGGGGCGGCGACGGCGGCGATGCCGGCTGCTGCGCCACCGAATGCGCTTCCTGCAGAGTTTGCAAGAGCACCGGCACCAGACGTGCCCCATCCGCCATTGGCAGCCATGAAGGCGCCCAGGCCATCACCACCCATGGCGCCGATCATGTTGCCGTAGGCAAGCGTCCCCATGCCAGCCCCGGCGCCAGTGCCCATCCAGTTTGAGATCAGCGATGCGCCGCTGAATAGGCTGTTGGCATTGCTGGCGGTGCTGAATAGTCCGCCCGCGCCGCCGCCCATCGTCCCCCAACCACCATTGAGGCTAATAAGCGTACCCAGCGCGTCACCGCCAGCGGCTCCAACGACGTTCGCAGCCGCCACCGTCCCCGACGCCGCGCCAGTTGTCAGGCCAAGCCAGTTGCCAATCAAGTGCGCCGCGCCGTAGGCATTGCTGGCGGTGCTGAATAGTCCGCCCGCGCCGCCCTGCCCTTCCCCAAAAATCCCGCCCGTCGCCCCAAAACTGGCTCCGATGTTGATGATCCAGCGCTTGACGGTGAGCTGGTACAGCATGTCAAGCAACGCGGATTTCAGCGTCTGCCCGAGGCGCTTGAAGGTGCCTGCTCCGTCTTCAAAGATATTGACAAACGTGTCGTGTGCGGTGCGATCGATGCTCACCCAGGTGTCGGTGATTTCTTGCTGGGCTGCGACGTACTGCTCCTTGACGCCCTGATCGGACAGCAAGCCGTTGCGCTCTTTCAGCAGGCGGATTTCTTCCTCTAGTGCGGCCTGCTCGCGGGTGTTGGTGTAGCCGGTTTGCAGGCGCGCGAGCTGCTGCTCTTTCTCGGCAATGGTGGCGCTGTTCAGTTCGATGGTGCGGGCGCGAATCTGCTGGTTTGTCAGGCCCATGGTTGCGATTTGCTCGCGCAGGTCGGCGTTGCTTTTTGCGATGCCGTCCACGCGGGTGGCTTCTTCTTTGGCAACGGCCTGGAGCGCGCTGCGGTATGCGTCGATGGACGCATTGACCTGTTTTTGCGCATCGGCTTGGGCCTTGGTTTCTGCGGCAATGACGGGCTGCTTCTTCAGCAATTCAGCCTGCGCTTTCGTCAAGCCTTCAACGTCAAGCTTGCCGCGCTTGAACATGTCATTGAGCTTGTCCCACTCTTTGTAGAAGTCGGGGCTCAGACCGGCCATCTTGGCGAGCGCGGCCATGTCTTCGGCCAGCAGCTTTGCGGCTGCACGCTGGGCCTTCATGCCTGCGGTGTTCTTCTCTGCGAACTTCTCACGGATGCTGGCAATGCGTTGCTCCAATTCAGCCTGCCCAACGCCAGCCGCCGCCGCCTCGTTGGTGGCCTTGGCAATCTCGCGTTCCATGCGCGCGCGCTTGCTCAGGTATTGCTCGCCGGCCTTGTCGAACTCGATTCGCGCGGCCAGTTGTTTGTTGCGCTCCGATTCGGCCTCGGCACCACGGCGAAGCATGCGCTCTTGCTCTGCCAGCAAGTCAATTTGCTTGCGCAGCCCTTCATTGCCCTTTTCCCACGCTGCCCGCGTGCTGGGCATGTCGTTGATGGGCCCGCGCTGCATGCGTTGATCGAGCGTCTCGCGCAGACTTGCGAGTTGGCTTGCGCCGGTTTCGGCGCGACCGACGTTGAGCATGGCATCCCACGCCTTCTTGGCAGCGGATGTGATGCCGCGCCATGCACTTTCGATGTAGCCGAGGTTTTGCTCAATCGTCTTGCTGCGCGACTCCATGGCCGTGTTGAGCGCGTCCATGGCAACCTTGGACGCATCGGCAGAGCGGCCCTGTTCATCGAGGGCTTTGATTTGCTTGTAGACGCTTTCAGTCAGGAAGTTCGTGCCCTCGTTGAGTTTGAGCACGGATGACAGAGGGTCTTTCTGCAAGCTGGCGAATTGCTCGGCCGTATTGGCGACAGATTGGCCGGTGGCCTTTTCCCATTCGATGGCGGTTTGCGCGTACTTTTCCAGCATCGCGCCGCCGCGCACGCCCTCGGCAACGAACGCGGCGAGTGTTTCGGCGGCCTTCGATTGCGTTCCGGCAACCGATGAAATGGCGCGGGCGTATTGCCCGAGCTGTCCAGCGGTCACGCCGCTGGCGTTGCCGGTCGTGACGATGGATTTGACGAACGCATCCTGCTCCTTGCTGCCCTGGTTATAGGCAAGCGCAATTGCACCCACCGCAGCAGCGGCGATGGTGAACGGGTTAATGAGGCCCAGCACGTAACCACCCAACGCGCGCGCGGCAGCACCAACGCCGCCAAACATGTCCTTCAGCTGGCCGCCCTGCTGCATCAGCACGGTCAATGGGCGCTGCCCGCCTTGCAGAGCCGTCACGATGTCAGTGAACTGCGCCGGCACACCACGCAAAGCCGCCGCCGTGGCCTTGGCGGACATGCCCATGTTGTCCAGCGTGCCCGACGCCGCCTGGTGCGCGGCCTCTACCTTGCGCAACTCGGCCAGGTAGGGCTGAAATTTGCTGGCGTCAAGGCCCTTGTCTGCAAGCTTGAACTCGAGTTTTTCGCTGGCGGTCTTGCCAAACAGCTGAAGCTCTTGGGTCGATTTGCGGATTGAGTCGCGCATCCGCGCCTCGGCACGGGTGAACTTCTGCGCGCCCGCGTCGGCCTTGTCACCAATGCCATCAACCGCGCGCCCGGCCTGACCTGCTGATTGGCCAATCTCTGCGGCCATCGATTCGGCTTTGCTGCCGACGCGATCAAGCGCACTTTCGGCCTGGCTCGCATCGACAACAACTTCGCCTTGAATCTTCAAATCGGCCACTAGGTCAATCCTTCTTGTTCAGCTCACTCAGGGCGCCGTACTCGATCTCGCGCAACGCGTCGAACAATTCGCGCCAGTCTTGCGGGCTGTCTGCCTCGCGGTCGAGCAGCGGGTAGGCGGCCTCGTAGCGCAGGCCGACATAACCGCCGAATCCGACGTTCCACTGCGTGGTGAGTTGCGCGAACAGCCCAAACGCGCGCGCGTTTTCGGGCCAGACTTCAAACAAAGCATCGCCGCCTTCGCGCACGATGGCGGCGATGAATGCATTGGCTTTGTCCTTGTCGCTGGCGCCGCGCTGATAAAACGCTGCGCCAGCGCCAATTAGTTTCCCGAGCGGCCCTCGGTGATCGCAAGCCGATAGGCGTCGATCAACGCCAGCGCGGCGCCGGGGTACTCGTTGCACATCTGCTGTACGGCGTCCTTGCTGAATTCGACGTCCAGATTCCAATCTTCCATGACCTTCATCAGGTACTCGGCATTGGTGTCCACCGTCTTTTCGAGCGCCTCTTTCAGCGACAGCTTCACGTCTTCGTCGCCCTGGCCCTTTGCGGCCACGCCAGCCCCTTCGAGCAGCTCGTCAACGAACGCCCCGAACTCGGTACGAGTGCGGTAGACAAACGTTGCCTCTACGGCGCCCTTGCCGCCTTCGGGCAGGTCAAAGCTGACGGCTCGCTTGAAGTTTTTCGGGCGCTTGCCCAGCACGATCTTTGCCATTTCTTGTTTCCTTTCGCGGGGGGTTAAAAACGCCCGTGCCCGACGCCGCCGCTCCCCGCGAAGGAAGCGAACGGCGCCGGGCCGGTGCGCGGGATGACGCTTTAGGCGTCGTAGGACATGGTGCGGCCCAGGAACGTCAGGGCCGCGTCAACAGTGTTGACCTGGTTGTTGTTCAGCTTGGGGAACTCGCTCACGCTCATGTAGCCGTAGCCGTACTGAACGGAACCACCCGACAGAACCTGCTTGAATGCCACTTTGGACAACGAGCGAGAAATGCCGACCATGGTCTTGTAGGCCGGCGTGGTGGCATCGAAGCCGAGCGAGAGCGTGACGCTCGTTGCGTTGAAGCCGGTCGGGATGCGGATGCCGTTGCGCTTTGCCAGCGGGTTGACGTCGGTAAAACGCGCGTCGCCGCCGCTGGCGCTGATCGTCAGCACTTGCGGGATGGCCGTCCATGCGGACAATTTTTGAGCCGAGCCGCCGCCGGAGCCGGCGGGGAAAAACGACGTGTTGGTCGAATCAAGGCCGAGAATCTTGAAGCTGTTGGAATCGACAGATTCGATCTTGTAAACCGAATCGGTCGCATCTTCCCAGCCGCTGGAAAGCATGATCTCATCGCCAGTCGTGTAGCCGTGCGCGGTGCAGGTGGCAACGGCCGGATTGGCGTTGGTGATCGCGGTGATGGTCTTGGCTGCGGCCAGCGTGTTGGAAAACTGCTGGCTGGAACCTTCGGGCAAGCTGTATGCCATGGTTGGTTTCCTTTCAAGGCCCGCAAGGGCACAAAAAAACCCGCTTCGATCAATCTCTGCGGGCGGTGGTGGGAGCCCTTTGCGGGCACAAAAAAGCCGCCCGAAGGCGGCTCAGTTGCTCATTGCGCCAGAACTAGCGGGCGCTCCAAATTGAATAGCGCTGAATCGCGCCGTACAGTCCGGTGTCTTCTTCGTGAACGGATGCCGGCTCGCCTTCCGGCGTGGCGACGAATGCGGGTGATGCCGTGATCGCCGCTTCAATCGCTCGCGCCAGCGTGTTCGCTTCTTTTCTGGTGGCCGTCCAGACGTTGATCTGCATCAGCGTGTTGCGCTTGTCTATGGGCGTGTTGGCCAGCGTGTAGCGCGATTCACCGCCAAGGCTCTGCCACGTGATGTAGGGCGGCGCAACGTCCTGCGGTGCAATGTCCGGGAACGTCTGCGCGCACTGCGTTTTGAGCAGGGCAACAAGATCAACTTCCATGCCCGACCTCTTGCAAATACCGCTCTTTGATCGCCTGACGAACCTGCGTCCTTGTCTCTGTCACGGCCTTGCCGATGAATGAGCGTGCCGGTGATTTGCTGGTGCCAAATTCGACCATCGCACCGTAGGGGGCCTTGTCCGCATTCCAACTGATGTGATACGTGCTCACATCTTTATAGCTATTGGTCTTGCTGAAAACCTGATAGATCGAGTCGCGCAGGTTGCCCGGTGCATAAGGCCCATAGACCTTGTGCGTGCCGTAAAACTTGTGCGGCCTCTTGGACACGGGCGCGTTCAGCCGCGCCGCGTCATAGATGATCTGTGCACCGGCCTGCGCCGCTGGCCGCGTTGCTTTTTGCAGCTCGTTCGTGGTCGCTTGCAATTGCTCTTTGAACTGCGCGACGTTCATGTTGATGCGCATGCCCATCAAATACGCTCCACACAGTCAAACACCAGCCAGCGGCCGGCTTCGTCAATATTTCGCGGCAGGCCGATCACGTCGAACTTCCGCGCGCCGTACGCGATGCGCCACGATCCGATTGCTGCGGCCAGTGCCGTGCTGTGACGCACCGTGATGACGTGCGTCTGACCGCTTTGCATTTGCGATGCCGCAAGGCGCTCACTGCTGCCCGTGGGGCGAATCGATGCCCACACGGTAGCCACATCATCGAAACTGCCTGGCACGGGCTGGCCGTAGTCATCAACGGCGTTCCCGGGCTTTTGCAGCTTAATGCGCTTGGTGAGGCGTCCGGCTTGCATCATTCAACGGCCTCAGCCTGCACCATCTTCACGCCAGCCAGGGTGAGGTCTTGTGAGGGCGTCATTGTGCAGCCCTCACTTCAAACCCCGTAACCACAAGCCGCAGCGAGCCGGTTGCATAGACGCCATGACCCAGGCCATCTCCGCCGCCCAAAACG